TTGGGAAGCGGGTCCTTGTTACGGTCTTGTTCGGGAGTATCGTCTTCGATCTCCAACTCCAGCTCGTCATCGATCTCGTTTTTTTCCTTCTCGAGCTCGTCTGGGAATTTGTATTCTTGGGTCATGGTTTTTCCTTATTTGCGCCGAATACCACGGGGGTCGTCCACTGTGCCTTCAACCGAATCATCATTGATCATTCGGAATTCTTTGCCGTGAATAACCAGCCTAGAGCCGGCATTGGGTCTAATCAAAACAAAGTCTCCAACCTGGCAATAGGGCCCGCTTGGAAAGCGGCTTTGGTCCTTATAGCAGTCTGGTCCCATAGCAACCACAAAAAGCACAGTTGTTAGGGTTTCTTCGATCATGATAGTTTCGTCAGCCTTGATGATGCCGCCTTCAAACTCTTTCTCCTGCTCAGGAATGGCGCACAGAATGCGGTATCCAGTTGGGGTAGGGAGTTGTTTGGCTTTTTCTTCTGCTGTCTTGTGCAATATCGCGGTTAGATCAATTGCTTTCAGTAAATCTACTGATTCACTCGTCGTCGTCATCGTGGGTTAATCTTTCCTGTAGGTCTTTGATGTAGGAACGTGCAGTGAGTAGACCTTTAATCTCTCCGCACATCTTTTTGTACTCCGCAAAGTCGGCGGCGTTACCGTCAGCTATAGCCTCTTGGAGTTGCAAAATTTTGTCATCGACCTTTCCGGCCAAATGTTCTAAATACTTTTCAATCATTTGTTGCCCTTAGATTGGTTTCTTTGTGCAGCTATTTGGGCAGCTGTTTTGGCGGCATCCATCTGCAATCGGGTATTTTCCATATTGCGTTGGTGCATATTAGTATTGGCCTGCTTGGACGTTTCTGCTTGTATCCGGGCAAAGTCAATTTCTTTCTGATTGGCAATCCTGGTTGCCTCGTTGCCAATTTGAGCTTGTTTTGCCTGTGCGTCCATTTGAGCCTTTTGCTCCTTGATGGCCACATCCTTTTCCTTGATCTCCAACTCTTTCATTTGCATCTGTACCAAAGGATCTTTGGCCTGCTCTTGCGCTTGTTGTTGGGCAGCTTCGCCTTTGTTTTCCTGCAACAACTGCTGGCTGGCCTTGGCAATCAACGAGGACAACTCTGCTTCCAGCTCTGGCGGCAGCTCTGACTCTGGGTTGGGTAGTGTCACGCCCATATGCTTTTCCATCTCGTTGCGATAGTGGAATCCCAAGTGTTCGGCAATGTGACCCTGCAAAGCCGCCATGATTTGGTTGGCCTGCGGGTTTTGACCAATGGTCTTGGTGATGTTGGGGTCCTGCATAAATGACTGGTGGACCATGATGTGGGCGTCGTGATCCTGATAGATAAACGCCTTCATGGGCTTACCCTTGAGTGCATTCATGTTCTCAGTCACTGGGTCTTTTGGCTTCTCATCATCCTCAAGCGGCACCAACTTATCGGCATTCTTAATCCCTAAGACATCTAGCATCTGGCGGTGCAGCTGCGGCAGGTCATAGATCTGGGGTGCTTGTTGGGACAGCTGAATAACCGCCTGATATTGAACAATCTTCTGCGCCATGGTGGCTGCATTGGGATCGCTAACAGGAATGACATCAACCAAATCATAGTCAGCCCGCTTGGCTGTTTTCTTACCCTCAACTGGCTCATAGGTATAGTCAGGCGGGGTGTAGTCTCGGATGATGTCTCTGAGCAAACATAACTCTTGTTTGAAAGAGTAGTGGATGCGGGCCTGAACGGCGCTCATTACCTTAAGCTGGCGCTCCAAAATGGCAAGCGTAGTTCCAACGGGCGAGTTGGCCGACATGTCCGCTACTTTAATATCGGCAGCAGAAGCAAAACGACGCCCTTCTTCCACAATCTTATCAAGCAATGCGGACAATACTTGGCTTGGCTCTTTGTAAGGCAACGTCATGATGTTGTCTTTGATCGCCCCGCTTGGGACGTCAACATCGCGCCACTCTCCTGGTCCAATAGGTGTATCGTCGCCTTTTATGCGTAAACCACGGGTTTTAAAGCCGCCAGGTAAGTTGGCCAGAGTACCAGCGTCCACCAGCTGGCGCAGAATAGAAGTACCAGACTTGGCAAATGCTCCGACTAAGTGAATCAGACCAAAGCAATAGAAGCCAAACCCTGGAACATATCCATAGTGGACGTAATGCTGGCGCTTTGTGTTCTTTTTGTCTTCAGGACGCCAATTGCGGCGGATTGCCAAGCATTTCTGGCTGCCCTTCTCTATCGTAACAATGTATGGAAGCGCAATCCCAGTAATTTCCCCATCTTCATCCTTGTGCTCATGGCCTTCTATGTCCAAGTTCACGTTCATTTCAAGAATCTTGTACCTGTCATCGCTGGTTGCTCTAAAGCCCATCTTTTCAGCAATTTTTTTCTCTATTTCGTCTAGATTGTTTTCTGGCTCACCCAGATCTATGTCCAAATAGAACCCGTCGACCTGCAATTTACGCAGTTCATTCTCGCTTTTACGCATAACGTGGGTTACGCGCTCGGCAGTTTCCAAATCTGACGCCCCATAAGGCACCACAATGTCCTCAGCCGGCACAAAAATGGACGTTTGACGGTCTTTTACGGGGTCAAAGTACACTTTCTTGAACGCATTGCCCGATAAACCCAAGCCCCACAGCATTCTTTCGTGTTCTGGGCGGAACTCAACCATACGATCAGTCAACTCATAGTTCATATCATCTTGAACTCGGGCGGCTGCATCTTTTTTCTCGACAGTTTCTTTGCCGATGATCTGTGTCTTAACAGGACCAGCCGCTGGGAACGTGCTCATCATGATTTCAGCTTGGAATTTAACCAGCGCTTCGGACAAAAGCGGGTGATATACACCGCAAGCCCCAATCCATGGGTCAGCCCGCTCCTCTATCTTCATCCCCAAGAGCTCCAGACCGTCTACATATGTCTGCATCCAGTCTTTTCTGGACGCCAAGTCATCTTCAAAGTCTGAAAGTAAATCCCCAACAATGCTTTCCACCACATCATCAGGTAAAGACTCGGCCAAGTTTTCATCAAAATCGTCGTCCGACTCACCGGCCATGGTAATTTCCAAATCGCCAATCTTTACATTAAGCTCTTCTGGATCAACTATTTCAATTTCAATCTCAGGCTCGCCAGAGTCCAGTGTTTCCAGTCCAGCTGGTGCTGCGTATAGACTTTTGTCAATCATGGTTGTCCTTAGTAATATGCCATCTTGCGTTTAAATCTTATCGGCTCATCTTCTTCATCCGTCTGTAGCCGCAAGAACCCACCTTTTCTGAACCTTATCAAAGCCTGTGTGCTTGAGTCAACCAAGTCATCGTGGTCTGAGTTTGGGAAAGCAGCCATCTCCTCTATCAGCTCATCCGCCCATCTGGTCCCAGGTGCCCACACCTTACCACTGGCAAATAAGTCTGATACAGAATTAATCCTAACCATCTTATCATTACCCCTGCTTGGAGTAAATTCTTGTACAGGTATTCCCATCGCCCGTAATTCATAAATCAACGGCGCTCCAGAAGCCTTAGCCTCCACAATAAAAGCGTCAGGCTCCCACTCCTTATAGTGGTTGAATGCCTTTTCCTTTAATTCCGGAAACTCCATGCGCTTCTTAAACGCATCCAGCAAAATCACATTGGGGTCGTTTTCGTTCTCATCTTTGTAGAAAACCCCCCAAGTCGTACAAGCAGAATAGTCAGCCCGCTCAGATTTGGTAAACGCTGTATCCCAGCTTTGAATAATGAACTGACACTTTGGCGGCTTCTCCGGCTCCCACAGTCTCCACCACTCCCGTTTAACAATAGCCCCCTCTTCCGAAGTAGGCTCCTGTTGGTATTGTGCATTCCACTTGCCCGCAGGCAACTCCAGCCTCAACGCCTCCAGTTCAGCCAAGCTCCAAAACTCTGGCCATAGCGGGTTTCCACTAGGAAGAATCGCAGGGAAGTTAATAACCTCCCAATGCTCCCCGTCCTTATCCACCATGGACTGCAAGATCTTTCCCGTCAGATCCTTCTTAGACCAGCGGGTCATAACCACAATAATAGACCCACCAGGCTGCAACCGCTGACGCGGGCCGGAGGTGTACCACTCATACACCTTATCAAATATTTCAGGACTGGTCGTGGCTAATGCAGCTTCCTGTTCAGAGTGCGGGTCATCGATGATAAGTAAGTCAGCACCCTTACCCGTAACCGTACCGCCGACGCCGATAGCAAAATACTCGCCACCAGCGTTAGTAGCCCACCGGCCAGCAGCCTTACTATCAGACCGAAGGTTGACGTTGGGAAATATTTTTGCATATTGTTCACTGTCCACTAAGTTCCTGACCTTACGGCCAAACCCCACCGCCAGTTCGGCAGTGTTCGATGTCTGAATAATCTTCTTACCCGGAAACTTACCCAAGAACCAAGCCGGCAGTAAGAACGAAGCAAACTCACTCTTAGTATGTCGAGGCGGCATATTTATGATCAGCCTCTTAACCTTGCCCTCGGCAATCTCCTGGAACTTCTTCCCCATCACCTTATGGTGTCTGCCGTCAATAAACCCCGGCCACATTTCTTTTACAAAGCTGGCAAAGTCAATCTGGGCCTTCTCCCGCTTAACGCTGTTCTCATACTCCGCCAACTCACCAAAGAAAGCCTCCTGCTCATTTACAGGCAGCTCCATGATCTTGGCTATAACAGCATCAATATTCATTTAATCAAAGCCGAAATGTCTATCCATAACAAGTAAAGCATGAAGAAAAAGTACAGGGCATAACAGCCACAAATAACCCCCCACCAATAATACTTATCATTCATTTACATGGTCCTAGCGCAGCAAGGTAGTCTTCTTCTGTCGGCATGATTACAACCTCACTCTGGGTTTCTATCCACACATGCGCCCCGCAAGACAAAGGCTTTTCCGCAGAGTAAACAACTTTACTCGGGCCCAAGATACTTACCTCATGGGCATACTGGTTGTCCTTATACGTCTTAACAGTAAGCACCGGCTCATTTTCCCCGTTCTTTCTATTAGACTTAATGACATGCTGGTTGACATGGATGATGGTTTTCATATCTTACTAAACCTAACATGGCTGGGGCGAATAGACCGCGCACTTCCCGCAAGCCTCTTACACGCACCCAACTCTACCAACTTTTTCATGGTGCGGTGAACATTACCCCGGCCCTTGTCCCCAGTCATAAACATAACATCATCTATGGTAGGACCATACCCAAACTTCTTCCACCACTCATCTATAACCAAATAGATCGTTCTTTGCTTCTCAGTCATATTTCACTCCATCATCTGTTATAGTCAAATCTATAACAATTCACTATACCAACTGTTACACTCGACTATCTCCACTGTTACAGTCAACTGTTACAGTCCAACATCTCAACTGTTTCACTATACCCAGTGTTACAGTCATTCCTCTAGATACTCCCACATCACCACCGGAGTATCCGGGCCCATATAAGCGCCTTCTATATTGAACTCTATGTACTCTATAGCCTCTTCCATACTCATACCATCGCGCTCTATAAGCCCATCGACTATCTTATCGCCACTGTAGACCAACACATGCTCTTTAGACTGGTTAGTCCATATACACGCCTGTCCCACTATCGCTTTGTCATGTCCGTCAATTTTTAGCATAGTCCTCTTTCAAAAAATATATACCCCCCCCACCCCTTTTTACATGGATTCAAAGGGGGGGCCTTCCACAATATCAGATGATTGAATGTCTGGAATAGTATGTATATGGGGGCGGGGGGCGGGCACGGCCTCAGGCGGGGGCACCCCTACGGTGGGTGCGGCAGGGAGCGCCTCGGCAATGGCACCAGCGGGCAAAGGGGTCGACAACCCCAGCTGTATTTCCTCTAACAGTGAGGATCCATCGGGTTCTATCGGGCTAACGTCTGTAATGTTGCCCAGTGTTGCCAGCAATCGAGCACGGATATCCCCTGATCTATTGATGGTGGTTATCTCTTTGCGCTCCACAAAGGCTCCGACCTCGTAGAGTTGGCCTAACAGGCGCAGGCACTGGACTCTTGCGCTGGGTGGGAAGTCATCATCTAGGCTATGCTGTACCAGTTGTTGGACTAGCAGTGCCTTCAATTGAGTAGGAGTTCTATGTTTCTCTGCCTCAATTGCCAGCTTGTATGCCTCGACCTCCGTTTGGATTCGGGTATCGCGGCTCATGCGGCAGGCATTGTCACCTTGTGTCTTAGGCTTTGCCTTACTGTTATAGCTGTCCCTATAGCTTTGTGCCTTAGTCTTACCCAGTGCTAGGTTCCTCGCGAATTCCTTTTGCTTAGAGGTAAGGTTGGGTTTCTTGTTCACTCCTGACGACAGTAAAGACTCTATAGGGATCTGATCTAACCCTTCTTTAATCTGCGCGCGTGTTAACTTCTGTGGCATGGTGTTTCCATAGGTATATCTGAGGAATAAGACCCAAGCATATCAAAGCCCGCGCATCTGTGCAAATCACCACACTAACAGTGACCAGACAATGCCCGCGAATCCTTGATTTATATGACCTAACTCAACATAGGGTTTGTCCCTATGAAAATAATGCTTGACAAGGTATATACACGCAAGACATGATACAGGCATAAGTCATGTGTTGTGACTTATTTAACCACAAAGGAGAGATCATGTATACCCTGCAATCCAACAGACACGGCATTCTTATCGTCTGCAAAGATGAAGTGCCACGCAATACCTACACCATCATTCACACTGGCACATACCAAGAGTGCCTGACAGTGAAAGCCCAGTACGTCAACCACATTTCTCAGGCCAAAGCTCTGATTACCCGCGCATTGGGAGTCAACTAATGGCTACAGTAACCATCGTCATCCACACTGACAACGCGGCATTCGAGAATGATCCATGGGGCGAAGTGGCATCGATCCTAGAAAAACAGGTTGCCCGCGACATGCGTAACGAGTATTACTATGTCGGTTGCGTAAGCTCAGGACTCATTGACGTCATGGGTAATGTTTGCGGCAAAGTTTCTATTCAGGAGGACTAATGAAAATCGACCAAGGAAATATGGTCATCACCAAAACGGTGACCCTGCACCTAACCCCAAGCGCTTGGCACTTGTACACCAACATGAAGTTTGTCGAGTTGGTGGCAGACTATCTCAATAAGCACATTGCTGACGTATTCAATCAATCCAATTCAATCCAAGAGGCAGTCGCAAATGCTGATCGAGTTCTTAACAGTGTGAGTGATTTCGGTGCAAACGACTCTGAGCCGCGCCAAGTTCTGTATTCACTGGCAACAAAATTTTATGGAGAGCAGTCATGATGATCACTGGCAAAGAGAATATCGAGCTGTTCAGGCTGATGACCCTGCGACAAGGGCTCAAGCTTGAATTGCTGGGCATGAAAGTATCTCGCGGGGTATCTATCCTGAAGATCCTAAAGGGCATGGGATACAAGGGAACGCGCCAGCAGATCCTTACCCAACTGGACGAAGTACACGCGCAATTACACAGGGCAACTGAAGAGGCTTAATTAGCCGAAACCGCAGAGATGCGGTCTTGTCCAACCAAAGGAGTATCAACATGAAATTGACAGTAGACACACTTGACAACGAAGTCAAATCAGCAGTAATCAACATTGGCAAAAACAATGGCTACATTGAGGCATTCATTAATGTGGATGAAATCTGCATAAACGTGTACGGCAAACATGGCGACATTGTCTCCCAGCAATTCATTTCATTGGCAACGCTGAGAGATGCGAATGCTTGCCAAATGCGGGCGCAACAAATTGACGAGGCATCTTGGGTAGCGTAAGGGCAACTGACGAGGCTTAATTTAGCCGAAACCTGCGAGAGCGGGTCTTGTTCAACTAAACCAAGGAAACCAAATGTCCGATTACATATCACCTTTTGAAGTTCAAGAAAATATTCGGCGCTGGGGCAAGGCCTATGCCTTTTGGTCAATGAGAGAATCTGCAGGCACGATCCGCGCCTTGTACATGTTGTGGGTTGCACTCTGCATGATCAAGCATAGTGAC